CATCACCAGTTACGCGACTATCGGCGATAATCACGCTTTTGTCGTCGTATTCGATGCCAATAATCGTTGTCATTGTCCCCTCCTAGATTATCGTCTACGAATAGTTCGTACGCTTGCTGTAGGTTCTCCGCCTCCAGTGATACCTGAAAGTAATGTTAATACATCTGGAACTTCTTCCGCTCCGCCTTGTGGAGCAAAAGGGCCTCCTACTGGAGTGCCAGCGGGAGCAGGGGACGGTTGCTCAACCATTGAGGGGGCAGCCCCAGCAGGAGGAACTTGTGGCTCAGGTGTAAATATTTCCTCAATTGCATCTTCAATGGCTCTACCTTTTTGACGTGCCTTGATTACCTGAGCAATCTTACTTACGATTTCTGACGGGTCTCCACCCATAGAAGCAATTTGTGGAATAGCCTGAGTATACTGCTGTAGCGAGACAAGCAATGCTTGACGCATTTCCTCAATTTCAATCTTCTCAACTTCTTGGCTGACATTTACAGTGAATGGTAATTCACGCATTGCCATGTCCTTGGAGATAAGTTTACCACCAAGTGCTTGAAGCATGAAGATTAATCCTTGTGCTGGGTTTAGACCAGCAAGCATACCATAACGCACATCTGCGCTGAAGTCACCCTTAATATCTTTTCTAGGGGAGTATGTAATCTCATATGGTGCGCCAGAATCAACACCGCGAATTGTCTTTTCTACCGGGAAGAGTTTCTCATCTACCTCAAAGCAGACAGAGATTACATCACGGAGGGCGCTGGCAAAGATAGCCTGTGCAGATTTGACCTGGGTATCGAATGCGCCCATGAGAGCCTGGACGCCCTGACCCGTGACAATCGAGGCGTTGACATTTCCGGTTCGTCCCTCTGGATAACGTGCGCCAACGCGCAATTCTTGATTAAGCAGAGTCTGTTCTGTAAATGCACCTTGTGGTAGTGTAAGTTCTACACGACGTACACCAGCAGGTTGACTGGTACGAATAACTGCATCGCCACCAAGTTGTAGTTCCTGTACATCTTGTGGCAGTACGATAGGTGATTGAACTGACTTCTCTGCCGCTTCCATGGCAAGCAAAGCAAATCGGTTGCGTAGCAACTGGATACCGATGATGTCATCAAACTGTCCGCGTAGTTCTCCATCAATGGATGGCTTACGGGCGACAATAACCATCATCTTACCCAAAGGATTCTTAGCAGTCGATAAGACTAGGTTATCTTTGTCTGGTAAATAAATTACCGACTGGTCCTTGTCATAATAGCGAACCATCTCAATTTGATAGTTCAAATCTTGCTTGTATCCTTGAGCACCAAGTAGTGCACGCTCATACTCAGGAAACATGGAGACAAGTTCTCCAAGTGTCATAGAGTAACGTTTTGCGAATGCCGTGCATCGACCATAGCGGTCGAATTCAGGGTAAGCACCCAATGGGTTTTCTAGGCGGATGCGGGGCAGGTTCGCTTCCATGTCCAGTTCAATTACGAACGGCAGGAATCCATAGGTTAAGTACCAGTCCGCCCCCGAGTACATCTGTACGGATAAGTCAGAATGAGCAAAATAATTGCTAGCAATGCGAGTACGCTTGTCAGCAAAAGCACGGGCCCTATCGCTCGTTTGGCTTGCTGTGGAACAGTTGACGGCCGGCAGTGGCGCCATAACTTCCGATAAGTCTCTAGCAACAACATCAATAAAATTCGCAACGACATTCGCATCTACACCATCTGGAAAGAAGTCTGGGTATACACTTGCAATCTCGCCTTTGCGTACGGCAAGTACGTCCTTGTTGCGAGCATCTCTGGACATATTGCGATAGCGAAGAGATTCAACTCTTGCTGCAATCTGTTCAATTGTAAGCGCCATAGTATCCTATCCGTATATTTCTGACCATTGGTCTGCAATGGCCTCATCTAAGTTTATCGCCATACGGCGTTCCTTCTGAGCCCTAGTGGCCCAGCGGTTACTCATCCAGCGAGTTTGCTGGCTACCTTGCTGCATCATCTCACGTATTCTAATTATGGCAAACCATAAAGCCATGACGCAGTCGGTTGGATTTCTTGTCTCAGGCTTCCAGGTAATCAACTGCTGTACTAAAGCCTTTAAACCTTCGCTACCTTCATTGCTTGGTAGTTCTATAATGTTGTTGTCTTGATGTCTTCCATCTCTAAGGCTACCAAAAAGACTTGCCATAGAAGCCACACCGAAAGAAGTATCCCACTTATTCTTGCCAGTAAAGTGAGAGTTGAGTTGACAGCCATACATCGAGAGCCAGTTTCGCAAGTCGTCATCGAGTGCGTAGGCTTTCTGGTGTGCGTTGATTTCAATTCGTAGTTCCTGGGGTTTATACTTTTGAACCCAGTCCTCAATCAAGTCCCTGATTTTGGCAGGAGTTGGGTCAGTCATGTTTACAGCATCTAAAATATAAATCATCGAGTCAGAGCGGTTATATGTCGCGACCACCGCTGCCGTGTTCCCCGTCATCGCAGGGTCGAGACCAATAACCGTATATGCGCCTTCTAAGCGTTGGGGATGCCCCGGAGCGCCCGGTCTAAGAGGACCGCGCTTTCGCATACCGTTGACACATCCTGCAATTGCTGCTGGCGCGAATATAGCGTCTTCGGTGACATCTTCTTGCTGGTAGACCATTGCCCAGACAGAAGGCGCCACTTCGCTTCGTCTAGTGAAGAGAGATGGTCCATCCCACTTTGGGTAGAGTCCTTGCTCATCTGCTTCGTCTTTATCCCCTTCAGGCCTATCAGTAGATGGCCAGAGTGTTTTCCAGTTTTTTGGTTTCTCATCAAATTCTAAGACTGCCGGTTGGGCAAAGTATGTGAATGGAGATTTGCCACCAGTCCATTGCTGACCATCTCGAATCATCTTATACAAGTCAACGGGTGCAACACGGGTTCCTACGATTAGTAGTTTCCCGTGTCGACCCAAGCGTGTGATAACTTCTTTCTGAAGCCATTCAATTTGCTTCTCCCACTCGTGGGCATTTGAGTTCATCACAACATCGTCAAGGATAATCAAATCGGCACGAGCGCCATAGATTTGACTACCAAAGCCAAGGGCTTGGACGGTAGGGTCTTTCTCGCCAGAATCACGCCCTGTCCCCAGGTAAATCATATCAGCGCTCCAGGTTTGGCTGTCAGCCTTATATCCACCATTAGGGCCAAAGGCCGTCTGGAGTTTAATCCAGTTAGGGTGGGATAGACGCGTCTTGATAGCGCTTAGAAACTTTCGGGCCATGCCCTGGGTCTTAGAAACTACAATGATTCGAACATTTGCATCTGTCGCCAGTCTATAGGTCACATAGTTAATCGTGATGACTGTCGACTTAGCATGCTCGGGTGGTACGTTAATCAGGACTCGGTTATCCGCGCCGGGTTCATGAATCATCGACGGGTGTAACCAGCGGGGCTCGCGCCCCTCAATCAAATCTATCCAGTCCCTATGATGGTCAAAGAGTTTGGTATCTAGGAACTGCTCAGAGAATTCCTCAAAGGAGATGTTCTTTAAATCTTTTAAGTCAGCCTTGACGCCTTTACCCTCAAGGCGGGCCTTGTCGGCCCTATCTTTGAATTCAGTATCCTTCATCGCCCATTGGCGGAAGGTAACCTCATTACGGTTGACGCTAGCCATAGCGGCGGTGAAGGTACTACCTTGGCTCAGTTGCTGTAAAACCCGCTCCTTGGCCTCAGCCATAGGGATGTCAACCTTACCCGGTTTTCGGCCCATCTATCCCCCTATAAATCACAGTAATAACGCTACCTATAAAACGGTAGAACTTCCCCATATTATATATTATATTATATATATTATAGCGAGCGAGCCGAAAAGCGATGCTCGCTCTATATATGTATATATTACATATATAGATAACCTGTTCATTTCGGGAAACCGAACGGGTTTCCCTCAAGTATTTTTAGAATCAGGGCAAAAGCCCTGTTCAGAGGGGTATTTATATATATTAGGGGGGCTTATAACAGTAATTTTTTGGGGGACTATCATAACAGCCCCCGACTCAAGTTTAATAATCGCCCCCTCAAAACCCCTCAACCTATACTAAAGGGTTACTCCTGAGTGTTTGCTGAGTGTTTCCTGAGTGTTATCTGTATTTATAGGGCAGGGTACTATCTGCCCGACTTATCCTAAATGTCCGTTTCGCCCCAATATAATATAATATATTCCATATGCCCGATATGTCTGATTAGAACATCTGTGCGATAGGATAGGCACATGTCCGATTTGCCCCCATATATCCTATATGTCCAGAAACTCCCATAATTTGATTTATCGGGGAAGATATGAGATAATCCAAAATGTCCGTTTTATCCCGATATGTCCGTTTACCTGTTGTTCATCTATTGTTCATCTGTTGTTTACCTTCTGTTCACCTTCCGTTCATCTTGGGGCGCTAGGGTTCAT